TAGATGATGCCTAGCTGATCGGGGCGATACTGCGACCTGATGCTTACATCAGCACCACGGGCAAGGGCGCCGTTAACCGCCGCCGCAAAGGCCTCATAGCCATTTTGGCCGTCCTCGTACAACACCACTTGGTCTACCTCATCAGCCTTGCCGCCTTTGTAATACTTCATGCGCACAATGGCCAGGATGTTATCTGGCAGCTCGCACATGGTGTAATCAATTTCAGGCTTCCTCGGTTTCTTCGGCTCCACCCAGATCATCACTGCTATCAACCAGTCTGTCAGGACGTCCAGCATCCGATAGGTCAAGCCCCGCATTGGATGTGGCCTCCAGCTCCTCGTCCACATCAAAGTTATCGCCCAACACGTCGCCTTCGGCAAGCTCGCGAAGCAATGTCTCCTGCGAGATGGTGCCAGCAGTGTACAGCGACAGCAGCGCGGCGATGTCCTGCGGTTCAAGGCGTGCGCCGAGGAAGTCACGGTTGACATAGGCGCTGCCGGCGGCAGTGGCATTGCCGAGGTACTGCGCGTGAAACTGCAGGCAGTTGTCGATCATGTCCTGCATGTTTTGCGCAATCACCATCATGGTGCTGTCGCCTTGGCTGCGGTCAATGCGCTTTGCCTCAGCGGTCTCGGCGCTCAGCTTCTGACCTAGCACTGCGGACAGGCCAAGCTCATTGATCTGCAACGCAAGCTGCTCAAGCCGGCGGAACTGCGCCTCGAAGCTGCGGCCTGCTGGTTCGATGTACTCAGCGCGGCCTTCAGCAGGAAATGCGATCGCCTCACCAGGTCCGGCTGATACCTCTTCTGCTGCTGACGGGAACCCATAAAACGCCAGCATCGGTACTGCTGAGATATGCAGCTGGTTGTCGAGGTCCGACTGCACTTGATAGGTCTTGAGGTTCAGCTCTGCGATGTCCTCAAGCGGCGGCCGTGACTCCATGAAGCCATGACGCTGCGCGTAGGCGATGCTGAACGGGATCTGGCTGAGGCTGGTGCGGCCTTCATCGACAACGGTGAACTCACCGCTGTCCTGTTTGCGGTGAATGCGGTACTCGCCAGGCGTTAGGACACGAACCTGCTCGACTGCCTTTTCGCCAAACTCGCCATCAGGCACTGTGACCACTTCCGATAGCCGCAACTGGGTCAGCACTTGCTTGCCCTCTTGCGTCTCGGTGCGCCAGCCAAGGATCTGCCGGGGTGTGTAGGTCACCCAATAGGGTCGACCCCCATTAGCCGGTGCATCCACCAATGTACCAATGTGGCCATAACGGACCATTTTGCGGGCTGCTTCATAGGTCCAGACATTAAGGTCATTGCCTTGCAGGTCTACGTCGAATAGTTGCTCGCGGATGATGTCAGCGGTGTCATCCAGTCGGACGGGCTTGCGGGTCAGCATGCCGGCCAACATGCGCTCTAGGCGGATGTAATACGGCGGGCAGACGCTACGGGCTAGGCGGTTGTCGTAGGACTCGTCTAGCTCGCGTGGTTCTTGCGGCAGGTAACGGCGATGCTTCTTGCGCATGCCGTAGGTGCCCTGCAGCAGATCCTCGATCAGGATCCAGTGTGGCTCTTGCGCGTACCAGCTTGTATTAGGGTCATTGACCTTCGATACGGTGCGCTGCGCTAGCGGCCGGTCGTAGAAGTTGTACCCGCTATACACGACCGCTAACTGCTGACAATGGTGTCAGTTTACGGCTTCAGCCCCTGATGGCAGGCCGGGTGGTTGTGATGCGCTTGCACGGCCTGGTCGCGGCCGACGCTGATGCCAACGCCGTACATCATGAACAGCAGCGTCAGGGCTGCGAAGCGATTGAGCCAGGGGTTGGTGGTCATGGTTGGGATGGTAGGTGGGCGGCCGACTGGCCGTGAGCAAAAGATACCAGCGTTTGCCGCCGTGGTCAACCCTAGTAGAGCCTGACCCCCGTGCCCCGGCCAGCGCCAGCGTGCAACGGATTGAACTCGCGCCACACCAGGTAGCCGAGCGCGTCGTTCATGTGGTCAAAGCCCGCGTCCTTGTCCGGCTCGCCCTTGTCGGTGTAGCACTGCAGCTCTAAGCATTCGATGACCCGCTTGCAAGTTTCTGACACCTGCAACCTGACCTGCCCTTTGCCGTTTTCCAGCAAAGCCTGAACAGCAGCCACCCGATCACGAACGGGAGGATTTGCTCGCGGTGACTGGTTGGACATGCCATAGCTCTCAAGGATCTGCACATCGGTCTGGCTTGCGTTGGTGCTGCGGTTGCCGCCGCTGGCATCTGGGTAGGCGTACATCCGCCTATCGGGGTAACGCCTGACCACTTCCTGCGCCAGTGCGTCGGTGTCGTGGGCGCCGCTGATCTCATCAATCACCAGCAGGCTGCTGCCAAGCTTGATAGCGATCACCGCCGACATGTTGCCAACGTTGAAATCAACGCCAACCCTTAGCGGCTCGCGGTCAGTATCCGGCAGCTCGCTGACCACATGCTTAGCGCGGTCGAAACGGTCATACACCTGCCCAGTGGTCAGGTTGACGAACTCGCCGTCTAAGTACGCCCGCAGCAGGCTTGGGTCGTAGTTGGCTTCCAGCCGCTCGATGAAGTCCGGCGGCAGGTGCGGGTTGTCAACCGTGCGCATCTTGATCAGATGCCGGTCAGGCCTTGCTTTAGCCTCATCACTGCCAAACGTGTTCCACATCCAGCGGAACCCCTCCGGCGTCGATGCCGCGCCAAACTGCCTGACATTGCCGCTGCGGAGTCGGCCAAGGATCTTCGGGAATGCCTTGTTGGCAATGCTGGGCGTCACGGTGTCGATCTCGTCAGCCAGCACCCAGGCAAGGTTCAAGCCGATGATGCGTGACCAGTTCTCAAAGCTGCGGCAAAGGATCTTTGTGTCACCACCTGGCAAGTGCAGCATGTACTCCGGCAGCGGGCTAGCCCTGAAGGTGTACGGGATGTCGTACGCCTCTAGGAATGCCTCGAAGTCCGTCTGCCAGATGTCGCGGATCAGCGGTCCGGTCGGCTCCATGACGCAACCAATAAAGCCCTGGTTGACTGCTGCCAGCATCACGGCCTTAGCGCATAGTGCCCTGGTCTTGCCAGCGCCGTAGCCAGCCGAGATGCCAAGGATCTGCGTTGCGGTGTCATCGACAAACGCAAGCTGCCCAGGGTGCAGATCAGCGCGGATGCGGGCAATCAGATCACCCGTATCCTCTGGCGTCTGCTGCTGCATGAACGCAAGCAGCGGCACTGGTTCACAGATGCCGCTGACGATGCTCACAGGATCTTGCGGACAACAGTCTTGATGCTGCCATCAGGCTGTACAGCAATCCTATGCAGAATGCGCGGCTCGTCACCTTTTGGCTTAAGCAGCCGACCAACGGCTGTAACAGTAGGTTTCATTCTTCTTCAGCGTTAAACAGTGATTCCATCAACTCAGCCTTAGCGATCTCTAAACAGCCGATCAGCTCAACGGCTGTCAGCTCAGAGTCGTTCATGGCTTGAGCGACTGCAGCGAGGAAGTCTTCCATGGTGTGACGTGGTGTCGGCTGGAGCTTAGCGCTTAACCGGACGGAAGCGCACCAACGGCTTTGCTTTACCCATAAGACTTAACTGGCTCATGCCTGTCTGCTGCTTTTTGATGCGTGGGTTTTTACGTAACCCGCCAAGGCCAATCGACCCAGGTTGACGTGTGCGACTCAAAATCCCTTCTCTGCGAAATCTTTGAACAGCGCCTGCCTCGCGCTTTGTTCTTCCGACAACCGGCAAGCCCGCGAATCCCTTTGGATTTCGAGCAAATGCAGCGCCACCGCGCAATGGCTGCCTGCGGCCAGTGGTGGAAGCAGCCGGCTTAGGTGCGGGCTTGCGCATTGTCGATGCGACACGGCGAGCCTTGGCGCTTATAGGAGCTTTGCCGGTAGCAGTATTGCGACCAATCAACTCACGCCTGCCAATCATTCTGCTTGCGGGTCTAGGCGTTGCAGGTTTAGGGAGTGTTTGTGGTTGATTTGCCATGCGAGCAGCAGCACGTGCCTTGTCTTGACCTAGCGCATTGAAACGCAAGGGTTTATTGCGGTTGGGTTTTTGCGTGCTATAGCGCGGGCGGCTGGTTAAACCACTGCGGACAACGGCCTGCTGTTCGGCAAAGTTTTTGCCAACCATGCCGCTCATGCCGCCAGCCTTGCGGGTCAGGAAGGCTTTAGCCCTCACGCCCACTTCAACGGCGTTCAAGCTTTTGACGCCTGATTTGTTGCGTGCCGCATTGGTAACGTCGTTCACGCGACCAGAAATCCTTGCAACCTTCTCAGGGCTGATACCTTTTTTGCGCGTCTTTGTCGCCTTCGGTGACGCAGCACTACGCCCAATCTTCCCGGCAGCGCCAGGGTCGCGCTTCACCCTGCCCTTAATGGCGCCGGAAGGCTTGGCTCCACCTGCCTGCATGGTCTGCGTAGCACGCTTTTTGCCACTAGCAGTCTTGAGCCGGCCGCCACGAGCAGTAGCGCCTGCGCCCTTTGGAGCAAACCTGCCTCGGTTGTCTCGTGCGTAACGGCGTGCCATGGCTAACGCTGCAATACAGACAGGTTAACTAGCTCATCTCAAACCGCAGCAGCCTGGCTTGCTTCTCTACGGCAGTCATAGCAAGGCCGACTTGATTGTTCTCGCGCGCAATGCGCTCATAATCTTGCAACCGAGCCAAGGCAGCCTCTAGCCATTGAGGACGCTCTAGCTCGGCATCAAGCGCCATCAATTTGCGTGCTTCAGCAAGATAATCACGCACTTGACGTTCACTTATTCCCCACTTCTCGGAACCGTATTGAACAATTTGATTATGATTCCATGCACGCAAAAGTAATCCATAAACCTCATTTACGCGGTTTTGGATCTCGTCTTTAGTGCTTTTGCGCGCCATTGTATTACTCCCGGATTTGAATCGGCATGATGAGATACGTCTGCTCTGTCATGCTAGTCGGCCTCAGCACGACTGGCGTTGTTGCACTATTGGCCGACATTGTAACAGTCTCCGCTTGCCGCATGGCTTTGAGGCCATCAAGCAGGTAATGGACATTGAACGCCCATGCGCCGGTGCCGTCGCCGTCGTAGTCAAGGCGCTCCTTGCCATTGTTGGCATCAGCCTCGGCGGTGATGGCTAGTGCGCCTGCTCCGGCGGTGAGCTTAACCACAGAGTTGTGCGCCTCTGCAATCAGCGCGACACGCTCCAGGCACCGGGCAAAGCGGTGCCGGTCCAGGGTGATGGTGTGCTCAAAGGACTTGGGCACCAGCGCCGCCACGTCGGGGTACTTGCCATCAAGGATGCGGCTGTAGATGGTGATGCCATCACCGGCATCGATGACGGCCTGACCGGCTGCTGCTGCCACGGTGACGGTGCGGTCCTGCAGCAGCTTCATCGTGCTGGCTGGTAGCACCAGGTCAATGCCGTCTGGTAGCGCTACGGGGATGCGCATGAGCCGGTGGCCGTCAGTGGCCTCCATGTAGCCGGCTGCCATGTGAATGCCGGAGAGCATGGCCTTGCTGATGTCGGCACTGCAACACGGCAGGCAGGCGCGTACACCGTCGGACAGCGATAGCTCAGCGCCAGGTGCCTCTACAACGGGCATGGCGGGGTAATCCTCCGCATCCATCGCTGCAAGGCCGTAGGACGCCCCACAAGCGCTCAGGAGCCCATCTGACAGGGTGAGCACCTCGCCATCCTCAAAGCGGCTTACAAGCCCCGCTAGCAGCCTGTGTGGCAACGCGAC